GAGCATACTCTTTGAAACTACTGTGAGCGACTTCTTGCTGTGGTAGTCCTTTGGATCTACTGGCGACATTGTGGGTATTGTCTGTTTCTTCTTCATAGTGGGTACTATTAGTGGGTTTTGTTAGCTTCTGCTTCTGCTTTCCAAGTGGGTAGCTTGGCGACTTCAAAATCGTATTCAGCTCCGTACCAGAACTCACCAGTGACGCATTGTTCCATCTTGCGAATGAAACTAGCCATTTCACGACGCATTTCATTCAGCTGTTCCAAGTGTTCACTGAAACTGTACGTGCCGAATCTGATATACCGTTGGCAACGGTCTTCAGCTCGCTTCAATTCCTCGTAAGTGTCACGCAACCGTTGGGCTCGTTTCATGCGTGCATTGGGCGTGCCTGATTGTTCCGCAATCTGCTTCATCAATCTGGCCTTGCGCTGTGCGTACAACTCCTTCATCCCTAGGTAGTTCTCGAGAGTGAAAATGAGTTCGTCAATCTCGTGTGTCCAATACTGCTTCATCCGTAACAAGTCTTTCCACTCATCCAGGTATATTCTAGTTGGGTGTACTTCATCCATGGGGATGTAACGCATTGGTGTGCGTCTTACTTGCTTCATAGCCTTCTTCTTCAGTGCCTTCTTCTGTTCTTTGTTCATCGTCGTGTGGGCGTTGGTTAGATGTTCTTGGTGATCCAGTCGATATCGTGACTAAGTTGGCCACAAATCTCTTTCATCATCCATTCCAAGTGTTCAGAACTCGACGCTTGGGCGTTGCGAATAAACCCGTTATCGTTGTTGTAGTCCCTAGCGAATTCAAGGAAACAAACTTCCTTGGTGTTGGTGAACTCGGATTGGTCTATTGCCTTCTGGGTAGTGGCAATGCGACTGTCTCTGTCTCTCACCTTCTTTAGGACATAGGAAAGGCATTCTTTCATGTCCTGTGCGAGCGTGTCGATCATGTGGGTGTACTTGTCTTCCAAGTCTTCACATTTGGCTTCTGCACCATAGCGTGCAACCAATTCTTTGTAGCGTGTATTCATCGTCGTGTTATTGGGGGTTGCGAGTGGGGATTGCTCCCCACTCTTGGGGTTATTTTTCCATGTCGGCATAGTTGAAACTCAACTCGTCCTCTGGTATGTCCAAGTCCATCATTTCCTGGGCTTCTGGTGCTTCTTCCAGTGGCATTTCTTCCGCTTCAATTCCAGTTGGTAGTGAAGCCATTAGTCCAGTTGATTCCTTAGGAGTCACCTTCCGCATTTCTTGCTGTGGCAAGTCGCCAAATTCTTGGCGGTCTGCTTCTGCCATTCCTACCTGATATTCGTATGGCAAATCCCACTGCTTGCTTGCTCGTTTGATCACGGTTTTGAGTGCCATCTGATCATAATCTGTCACCCATGGCCCTGAATTCTTGGCACGGGATCGTTCCCTGATGGCGTCTACAGCTGATTTTGACATGCGTTCGCCATGCAACTTGCCTTGCTTGTCTTCCCACGTGATGTAATAGCCAATCACCTGTTCAGACTCGTTCCAGTCCGACTGGTGCGACATATTGAATTGTCCGTCTATGATGTTCCAGGTGAACGGATCACCCTTTCGGACAATACCAATGTTGATATTGGCAATACCGTTGCTCTTGGCCATGCGTAGCAACCCTCTTGCGCTTGGAATTGGGGTGCAAGCGTCCTTAAATGGGACGAGATATCCGTGGATTCCGTCTGGTTCGCAACCTAACTGGGCAAGTGTCTTGGTAGCTGAAATAAGCGTGGCGGGGTTGCAACGCATTAGGCTCGGTGTCTTCTGCACGCATTGCCACAAAATATTGGCTAGTCGCTCGCCAGTCATTAGACCACGGGCTACAGCGTTCAAACTCTGCACGGATTTCTCTGATAGGAGTATCTCGTGCAATGTCTTCTTACTTTGTACTATCTGGTTCATCGTCGTGATGTGGTTAGATGTTGAAACTATCGTGCAAGTCGATGGCGTTCACCTGTGCTTGTCCAATCAAGGAAAGGATCGCAAGCAAGTGCTCACGTTGCGCTTTGGTGTAGCCTGTACTTAGGGAAAACAGATATTGGGCTTCTTTGTTTGCTTCTATGAGCAAGCCAATAATCTGGTCTGTCTTTTCTAGTTCTTCAGTGTTCATCGCATTAAATGAATCTGGTTTTGTATCCAGTGTTTACAGCTGAATTGATTGTCTTTTTGGAATTGATCCAACTTTCGATCGCCTTGCGTTCAAATCGCATTTTGCGCTTGCCTAGTTGGATCACGGGTAGTTCTTGGTTCGCAACGGACCAATACACGGCCTGACGGGATCGCCAGATTGTGGGGTATAGTTCAGCAACCTGAATTGCTGATAGCAGAGTATCTGCACTGGGTTTAGTATCGTCGTTCATAGTCGTATCCTAAAATTAGGAGTTCTAGTTCTATGGGTTCAATGGCCAACTCGTGGCCGTCAATGGAAGTGGATGTTAAATAATGCTTGCTCAATGGCGTGGCGTGTTGTAACTGTGAGTCGTCTAGTTCATCGTCAATGCAAGTTGGGTACTTGCTGAAACTAGCATTACCTTGCAAGGTAGGGGGTACACGCCTGATCAGCGTGTACCTCTTTTTCTTGTCCAGTCCATCCAGTTAGGGGACTCTTCTTGCCTTGTTGAAGCTCTTCACTGTCTAGCTTCAAGGCGTGCGCAAATACGAGTGCGCAGAGTATACCAATTAGGCCACAAAATAGGGTCTTTAGTGCTTCAATGGTGATCTTCTTCATCGTCGTATAGTTGGGGTAAAGTTGGAACTGGGTTCGTTCAAACTGTGATTGTAGTTTCGCAGTTTTTGCGAATAAGTCAATTTTATTTCGTGTTTTTTGTGTATTTTATTTCCGCCTGTTGTAACTGTCCGCTTGTCTTGTCTGATCCAACTGCTTTATTCTGTCGGCACTTATGGAAGTAACTGCTATTACTGGTGAACTGGTGAAGGCGTGGCTAAATGAAGCTAGGAAAGATAGGAACTGGCTTGCTGATCAAGTTGGGTCTAGTCCTAACACTGTTAGAAACTGGCTTGGCCCTTGTGGTAAACTCCCGTTGAAAATCGCTCTAAAAATAGCTCGGCTCATGGAACTGTTGCCTACTGATTGCACCCGTGGCGTTGCGCCTTCTGCTCGTCCTGATCCTCACTTGCTACAGCTTCAATTGTCTGATCATGATCTTTCGATCTTGGCACGCTACAAGCAAGCTAGTGGGCAATCCGTGGAAGTGTTGGCACGCGCCTTGCTCTTAGATCATTGCTTAAAATATCTTTCCAAGTGATCACGGTTTAGGCGCGCGCCTGATCACTCAAGCGCGCGCCTGTGGGCGTCCTATCGTGGGCTTTATCTTACTAGGATCAAGGTTTGTCCGTTGGGTAGCTCCCAACTGTTTTCTACGCCTTCAACGCTCCCGTATCCTCCGTAATAGCCTTGTATCAAGTCCGCGTACTCTTCCAGGTCTAGCCCAATGATTCGGCCCTTCGGCGTAAAGCGCACGGCGTATGATTTCCCGCTCTTGATCAAGTCTCGGCACTCCTCAAGCTCCTGTTCTCGGTCCATAGCCTCAATACGGTCTTTATAGTAGTCGTATATACTGTTATATACTAAGAAACTGTTATCGTTGGCCATGTCGTATCCTGTAAGATACTGTCTGATCATGAATTCAACCGTCTCAATCCAGTTGTTAACCGTGTCTTGCTCGGTCCAATACTCGCCTGTAAGTAGGCACGTATTGGCCATATAAGCTATATTCTCAAGCTCCTGTTCTGTTAGATGTTCCAGTTCTACAGCTTCAGCTAGCTGTTCTGCGTATTTGATCAGCTGATCAAGGCTCTGGCGGTTTAGGATATTGGCAATCTCTTCTGTTTCGTACATCGAGCTTGCCAAGTAAAGGACGGCGTGCAACTCCTCTTCTGTGAGTCGTCCAATAATAGTTTCTGCTGATGTTTCAGCTTCTGCTACAGCTTCTAAGCTGTGAACTGTCTTGCATAACTGCAAGCTATCATCTATAAACTGCGTGTTCATAACTGCTATTGTTGTTTGTGGTTTTGGATGTGGCGGGCGAGTCTGTCGGGACTCGTCCGCCTGATTGTTTAGGCAAGCTCTCCTATTGGGATGATGTACTTAATCGCCAATCTGGTGTTGCCTCGTGTCTCTGTTACTGTCTGATCATCGCAATACTCGGACAATCTTTCAAGAAGGTACAATCCAGGCAATAGCATTGCTCTATGCGCCTCATTGGTGGGGTCATAGTTGCCTAAGATTAACCGCACCTTGAATTCTGTTTTGTCTCGAGTGACTCGAGTAACAATCTTTAGGCCGTGATCCCTGAACGGATTATTCCAGTTAAACCAGTCAAATTCGTCCCTAATATCTTTGATCTCGTCTAGTGTGATCATGTCTCTATCTCCTTTCTTAGTAGTTGCTTAGAATGACGGTATGCGTTGCTAACTCGTAAACGGTATAATCATATCTCAATTCTCTATCCCAAACTGCTTGCCAATCAACGTGACAAGATATCCAGGCGGGCAACTTGTCTCCGCAATCATCAATGTACTGCATGGCTAGCTCCTCTGCGTAATCGGCGGTGGTGCTGTTGGCGTCGAGTACGTGGCAGTATCTGTCTTGTAAGATACCTACTGCGTCTAGGATTGCGTTGCCAAGCTTGGTGGCATTGTATGCGGTCCACTCTTGGGCAACCTGTACGACTAGATCAAGTAACTCATCCTCATCTAGTCCAAGATAATCCGTCAATTCTGATGTGTGGCGGATTATCTGCTTCACCCTGGCTACTTCGTCCAGGCTCATCATTTCTAATTCAATCGCTAACATAATAACAGCGTGCTGTTGTTCTGAGCACGTGCAACATAATGCACTATTACCGTTTATAGTGCAAGTGTTTTTCGATTATTTCCGTTTATTTTGTTGTTCTGTTCTGTGTTAGATTGTGCTATAGTGTTTGATAATGAGTAAGTTAGTGAGTAGCAAAAAAAGTGTGAAAAAGTGCCTTCGTGTCTCCGATAATGACGATTACAAGCGACAAATAAAGCTGTGGCTAAAGGTTAACGGGTATTCTCGCAAGTGGTTAGCCGACAAGCTCGGCTGTAACGTTGGGACTGTATCCAACTATCTTTCTTCCGCTGTTCGTCCAGTGCCTTCGCTACATCGTGAGATTATTGATAGGTTAATGCAAAATGATCAACCGCCTGGTATTGGTGCTACTGTGTCCACTGGTGAAGCGTGCGCACTCGTACCGCTCAAGCTGTCCACTGATCAATTCTATCAATTGGAAAGTGCCTCCAGGCAATCCGCAATGACTCTCTCAAGTTACGTCCTCGCCTGTGCGTTGTGGTGCTCTAGTCGTGGCCTTCCGCCTTCTTCTGTACTTCGTGATCAATTATCTGATCAACCGCCTTCCTGATCCTTCCTCTCTCGAGTCGATCAACCACTATTTGACGACTGCACTTTCTCGCGCGCGCGCGTGCGTATGCGTGCGTATATATATTACTACACGACTAGCATCTATCTCTTATCTCTTGTTATTTGTTTTGCTTGCTTAATATATAGTAAGGGTGATTATTTAATAATGACTGATTTTCTTGGTGATCCTCACTCGTGGGCAAGTGATCCGTCCTCGTCCGGACTGTCCACGATTAGCAACGGTAGGCAATCCGTGGATCATGGCGCGCGTCTACCAATAATTGGACGGGTTAACGGTTTAGATCTACTCTGTCGATTGTCTCGCGCGTTGGTGCTGTCTCACGTGTTGGCTAGTCAATACTCTGTTCTCTGTTGCATAGCCACATATCCAGGATTGAGAGCTTCTAGGATTGCTGACATGACGGGATTATCTCCGCAATCCGTGGCACGCTTGCTTGCGTATCTTATGCAAGTCGCTGATATACAAGGAGTTAAACGACAAGGACGACCGCCCCGGGTCTTTTTTGCAACCGCCCAAGGGGTGCGTACCCTCGAAGGTGCCGCGGCGCGAGCGGGCCTTGACATAACCAGTTTTTACGTAGAAGAGAAAAAAAGGGAAAAGGGGGAGTTTGAGTTATGAGTCGGGAAGAGTTGGTAGCGACAGAGTTTCGCAAGAGGTTTGCAGAGGAGTACTTTAGGAATCCAGCTAAAGGAGGATTGATAGCGTTGCAAGGGTTGATGCCTGAAAACGACAATCCTAACATCAATTCGTTGCGAGCGAAGCTTTGTAATTTGCGCAAGGATCCGATTGTTCGGCAGAGGTTGCGAGAGTTGCACGACGAGTTGAAAGACGAACTGATCATGAGCAAGAAAGAGCGAGCGATATGGTTGTCCGAGTTGATTAGGACTCCGTTCAACATGATTACAGAAGACAGTCCGTATTGTCAGCGAGTTGAAGAGAATGATACACCATTTGGCAAGAGCAAGCGAGTAATGGCGGTTAGCAAGTTGGACGCTTTGAAAGAGCTCAATAAGATGGACGCAAGCTACGATGAAGGGAAAGAGCAAGTAGCAACCAAGGTGACGTTTGGGTCCTTGCTAGAAGGCATGAAAACAGTGACGTTGGTAGCAACCAAGGAAGAGCGACCAATCAAGAAAGCGAGAGGGAAAGTAAAGGGAAGCAGTACGGTAGATACAGCGACTGTAGAAACGTTAGAAGACGGTACCGTGGTGTTAGAAGGGTTTGGATACAATAAACCCACCCCCAAAGAAGAGGATGGGCTTATTGAAGCAAACCAAGAGATTGAGGAAGGATTAACCGAGACCGACTAAGCGGTTATACTTACGGTTGGCTTCCATGTGCCGAGGATGAGACACATCGTCTAATGCTTGGAAGTCAGGGTGAGAAGGATCGGTGAGCATGGCACGAGCTTCTTCAGCGTTAGAACGCTGGCGTTGGACGCTACCATTACCGACGAACGAATCTTCCGAGGTAGACTTCATGAGAGCATAGAGGAGACGGAAACCCTTAGGAGATTGGAGCGGAGCAAGGTCTTCAGAGGAGAGTCCAGCCTTAGCACGGAGCTTAGCAGTGAACTGTTTCACCTGATTCATGTTATTGGAGAAATTAGATCCCCAATCTTGCTTCAGCTGTTCCGTGGATTTCTTAATAGCATCGGCTTCAGACTTTTGGATAGAAGCGATGACAGAGGAAACGTACTTACCCGCTTGCTTGCCATTAAGACCCGACGCCTTGGCTTCAGCAGTTAAGAGTTGCTTGAAGTCGTCTGATCCGTCGAAGTCGTCTGGGAGTTCGAGTCTGTACTCTTCTTCTTGCGACTGGCTTTGGTTGTCGTTGTTGACGACTCCTGAGTTTGAGTCGTCTGAGAAGTCTGCGTCGAGGTTGAATCCGACGTCTTGAATATTGTCACTACCTTGCTGAGAAGATCCAGAACCTTCTGAGCTATTGAGAGAATATTGGCTAGTTTCATTGGAAGGAGCAGAGTTATCTGCGGTTGTCGTGCTAGTATCAGATGCTTCCATTTTGGTTATAGAGTTTGATTTCGTTTTGAATCCAAAGGATTACTTCACGGTGAGCGTCTCTACGCATAGCATCCAAGGGATCAAAGGAACCATTGATCGTTTGGAAGCAAGGGAGAGAAGTTTGAAATTGCTCTTCCAGATAGGAGAGAACTTCAGGAGTGATGTGAGTAGCTAGGCATTCACGGCGTTTTGCTAGATGGTTAGAGTAATTATCGATGAAAGAATCGATCTCATCATCAGAGAGATCATAATCCGAGGAAGGTTGTTTAGACATGGTTATTGCATTTGAGCTTGAGCCATGGCGTTGTCCTTATTGGACTGGGCTTGAGCCTGCATGGCTTCCATTTGCATTTGTTGTTGCTGAGCAAGCGCACGTTGTTGATCCATGGCTTGGAGTTCCTGATCGGTGCGAAGGCAATCGGTAGGAGCACCAGAAGATTCATAGATAAACTTCCCATACTTGCGCATATCAATAACATCAATCATTGATGTATCCTTGGTAGCGTTGGTGTACTGGATAGCATTCTGGAGGAAGTAATCACCACCAGAACGCTGAGCACGTTCGATAGCTTGCGAGATTTTGCCGTTATAAGAGACAGATGGAATCTTCACTGAGAAGTTCTCGAGATTGCCATCAGCACGAACGACAAGTTCTTCAGGCATCCCTTCAGTAGGATATCTGCCTAGTCTGAAAAGGATACAGAAAATGCGGTTAATGAGTTGGTTGCAGTCCGAAATGAAAAGCGACATCGTAGGAGAGAAAGACAGAACCTTTTCACCTTCACGAGCATTCACTTCAGTGGCGGTCATCTGACGATCAACAGACGAGATCACCTGTAACATTGGGACATAGAAGGCTTCCTTAATCTTCTGTTCCTTCTCTTCAATGCGATCCTTGCCAATGTCATAGCGACCCGTGGTAGCCCACTCACGTGGCATATTCATGGAAGCGGCCTGTGGCTTCACAACCGTTTTGCCACCAGCACGGAGATCAACTTCTCCCACTTGGTCAGCTAGCAAGAGCAGGCGAGGGAAGGCGGCTACTTCAGCCAGAACATCCATAATGCGTTCCAGCTTCAGCGAAGCCTTGATTTCTTCCATACAATTCATGCCAGGAGCATAGCCATAAGGCGACTCACCGAACTTGAGGAAACGAGTGACAAGGAACGGGAACTCATTGAACCCACCTTCTGAAATAATCTTCTTCTCACCATCCCATGAAATGTAGACGGAAGCGAAGTTCATTTTATCAGCAGGAACCAGATCACTGCCAGCATCAGGAATATTACGAGGAATAACAAGGTGAAGGAATTGGTGTTTTTCCAGATAGCGTTTCTTTGGGTCATCAAAGGCAATCTGGACACGTTGCGGTAAATTGTCATATCCGAACTGATCAACAGCTTGTTGGGCATTCAGTTTGAAAATGCGAGCAAGTGTATTCACGTTGCCACCGCAACCATCAGAGATGGCATAGGTTCCTGTAGGGATGTGGCGGAAGTTTAGTTTGCCGTCGGGCGTGGTGTCACAGAAAAGGCAACCAGTACCCGTCAAGCAACGATCAATGAAACATTCATGGATAGCAGGGTAGAAATTAGAGCGAGCTAGCTCACGATGGGTAATTTCTGTAGCCTTAGCGAACCAGTAGGCATAACGGGAACGCTTAGCATTGGTATCGGCATTAGACTTCAGAGAGAACCATTGTTGCCCCATTGGGGTGATATAGGTGATGTGAGCACCTGCCAGAATGTGGAGAGCGTCGCAAGCAACCGTGGAGTGAGTGCGACGTTGTGAAGCTGATGGATTTTCTTCCAGATCCGCTTCAGCTTGGGTATGAGGAAGGATATGGCGACGCAACCAGTCCCAGTGAGTGGAGTGGGCGTGCATATCTTCAATGAGAGCTTCTGCCGTGCGGATGTAGTCCATAGCTTATTAACCTAGGGTTTTGCGACCACCCAGGAGCGATTGGGCAGTGGATCTGTTTTGTAGGGTGCTAGAGATAGAAGCACGTCGTCTAGCTTCATTATCGGACGCTTGTTCAGCGTTGGCTGTATCTTCAGTTGTTTGTTGGGCAACAGCTGAGGATTGAACGGTAGGCGTGTCTTCCATGGCGTCTGCCATAGCTTCAGCCGCCTTTGCTTGTTGCTTAGCGGCCTTGTCTTGAGCGTACATGCCATAACCCGTAGATGCGGCTCCGACGATAGCCGAAGCAATGAGTGCAGTTTCTACTCCCATGGTATTACTTAGAGTTAAGGTAATTAAAGATCCCATTGGCGATAGCGAGAGCTATGGCTCCTGGGTTGTTTTGCATGAATTGGGCGTCGCCTTCATTAGAAATGAATCCGCATTCAACGAGAACCCAGAGAGGTCTGGTTTGTTTGAGAACAGCGAGGTCTGTTCTTCTGACGTAGGTTTCAGCTCTGCCAGGTCTGAGATTAGAGACGAGCGGTGCGATGCATTTGGCGAGGGAGCGTCCTTCTGAGGAATAGTAGCAGACATGAGCGCCACGAGCGTCAGCGTTATTAGAGCAATCACAATGGATAGATACTCCGAGGTCGAATGATCCTTCATTGGCGGTTTTGATGGTTAGATTGAGGTCTTCACGGTTGGAATGCGTGGGGAAGTCAATGAGTTCAGATGTGGGGTATTTCTCCTTAAGGACATCAAGGAGTTTAGTGGCAATGCCTTGGGCTAGAGCGTGTTCTTCAAGACCCCAGCCTTTAGCACCTGTGTTGTTGGCATGACCAACATCTACTGCAATTTTCATTTTATCTTGGCTCTGATGATATGTATTTCATCCTGCATAGAACGCAGGATTTCAGCGGTTTTTGCTGAGACATCCGTTTGTTCACGAACGAAGTCGCGGAAGTCTGAATAAACAATGATAGCGGCTGCTAGCCCAGCGAATGTAATGATGATATCCTTGTTGCTACGGATGATCCCTAGGTAATCCTTTACTGCCTGGCACATTTCCCTGATATTGCTTGTAGTAGTTAACGTTATTATTCATTGCTGACCGTAGGGAGTTCGATTGCACGTAACTCCTCAATAGTGGCACAGCTATTGATCTTATCCTCAAATTGTTGCTGAGTTCCTAGAACCTTGGCACTGCCTGCCGTGTATAACTCCACCTTCCGCATGATTTTGGCCACCAGTTCCGCCGTGGTTATCCCTCGCGCCTCCGCCAATTGCCGTACAAATTCGGCATCCGCCGACGTGTCATTTTCGTCTGCCACCAAGGCACGGGCTCCACTCTCTTGACGGTCCCAGGTCTGAATTTCGCTCTGAGAACAGTCGGCTTTATAGGCCTGCAAGGTCTCATCTGCCCACCCTCTGACTTGGCTCAAAAGCCTGTCCCGTAGCGTCTCAAAACTGACGACCCAAGCGGATCCGTCCCACACGGCGTCCCAGTCCTCCGCAGGCTTCGGCGTCAATGTCCAGTTGTCTTTCAGTGGTCCAATTTTATCGACCCACTGCTCCACGCCCTCCGCCGTGTCATAGACCTTGGCCTGTCTGTAGTCCTCCGCTTGGTACCACGCCTTCGCCTCCGAGTCCCAACACCAGCATCTGTTTTCCGCCAGTTCTTCCTCTGGCAAAGGCGTTTCCGTCGAATGCGCCGGATGCAAAAACACGCCCGGTTCCAAAGGCGATTCACGTGCTTCTGAAATCCCCTGAAATTCTCCTGTTTCGGCTAAATAGTGGTAAAGTTTCATCTTTGAGTTTAGTTTATAGTTTAGTTAAAAATTTGACAGCGGTTAGTAATACCGTTGGCACGTGTCAGAATTTTGGTGTTTTAAGTTATAAAAATTCACTTCAAGGTTTAAGATCCTATGCGAGCGTCTCTGTAGATTCTACTGTTCTTCATTGGGCAGGTTTAACCAAATATAAATTTACTGACGTTGATGGTTCTTCTGTACAATATGGCAACGTGCTCTCTTTTGACACAACAGTCTTACCCAACGCATGTTCAGAAGAACGGCCGTATAACTTAGCGTTGATTTCATGTATTAAATATTAGTATTTAATACATGCTATGAGAGAAATGTTTTTAGGTCTAATTTCATCACTAACATTAAACGCTTTTGATGTATCGTAGAAAATTTGCCTTAATCGCGGATTTAATGTTGATTCAACCGTCGAAAAATTTACACCTCCATCGGCGTAACAGTAAAAAAGCAGGTTCGTCGCACTTTGCGAAGTTCTTATCCAACCGATTTGTTCTGAATAATTTATGAAACTCCAATCTTGACACGTGCCAACGGTATTACTACTCGTACGACTTCGTATAAACCGCCCCACCGTAGTTAAATCAGGCAAAGAAAAGGTCTTGCCGTCGCCGTCGCCGTCGCCATACGTCGTGCCAATGACGGCATACAGCTTAGCATAACTCGTCCGACTTAAACTGGAGCCGTCGCATTCTAACCAACCCGTTGGCACCGTCGTTCCGCAGAACCACATAAAAGCACCCACGGGAACGGATCGATAAAGCGTGGCTTTATTAACTAAATAAGAATCCGTCGACGATGAAGTTAAAACTGACGCATATCTTGGAGCCGACGAAAATGTTTTAACACCGCTGATGGTTTGGGTGCCAGATAAGGTGACTACATCCGCCGTCTTGGCATAGTCCGCCAGCGTCTCCGTCATCCCCTCCGTCGTCGTGTAACTCTCAAGCGCAGTCTCAATACTACTGTCAACTTCCGCTTGGCAAACGAGCTGAGCGTTATCATCGAATCCATCCTTGGTAAGTCCAAACGTTGCACCAGTCCGTTTAATGCCAGCAGGAAACACATCATACCCAGGCGAGTCACCAAACACGATTGCGCCTTGATAACCAGCTTCGGCATAAGGGACATCAACCGTATTGATTTCAACCCCTCCGTTTGTAAAGCCACCCATGACAAGCATGTGATCGATTTTGTTCCAGTGCCATTCAGTGCGTAGTTCTGGATTATCGTCTTTGCTAATATAATTTCCCGACGCCTGTTTCGTGGCGATCTCCTCTTCCAAAGCCTTCTTCGTCTCCTCAGCCTGCTCCGTCGTCACGTAATCGCCCACGTCTTGCTTAGTCGCAAGGCCTTCCGTCAACGCCGTATTCGTGGCGTAATCCGACAAATCAATATCGCCAGCTGAGGAGAGAGCGTTCCACTTGGTGCGTTCGTCTGCTGAGATGTGAACATCCGTATCGTTGGCGTGGGTGTCTAAGTCTGATTTAACAGATTCGGCATAAGTCTTCACTTCACCAATGGCATCTTCCATGCCTTCAGTTGACGATGAATCCCAGCGTTCCTTGTCCTCTGCCGTCACGTGGATATCAGCATCTGACGTGTGAGAGGTGAGGTTGGCAGATACTTCAGCAATGGACGCTTCAACACCTTCATTAGAGCCAGCATCCCATCTTTCTTTATCAGCTGTGGTGACGTGGATGTCTGCATTACCCGTGTGAGTCGAAAGAGCTGTATTGGTAGCAAAGTCGCCTGCGTCTTGTTTGGCATTCCACTTCTTACGTTCAGCGGACGTAATGTGAACGGTAGTGTCACCGACGTGATCAGCCGTGGATTCACTGAGAGTAGTGAGTTCCGCCTGAGCATTCTCGATTGCCGTGGTGTTGTCATCAATGCTTGCCGTGTTTCTCTCAATAGCCTTTACATTAGAGGAAATACCCTTGGCATTGGTAGAGATCGCCTTAGCTTGGGCATCAAGCGTGGCTTGGGTGGTTGCTTGGTCTTGTTCGTAGTCCTTAAGTCTTACGCACCCGTTGGCGGACAATCCGACGGATGCTTGGCTAAAACCCTGGGTAATCAGGCAAGAATCGTCAGAGACGACGACAGCGTTGGTAGGAGCAACGAACATGCCTTGTGAGCCAGCAACGTATTCCATGATGGTGGTGCCATCAGGTGTAGAGATTGTGCAATCAGAAGCACAGGTGACGGCATAAGTTTTGCCAGGAGTGGTTTCAATCGTCATGATGAGAGTAGTTAGGTTAAATCGTCTTCAACTCGTTGAGTGGTGATAGAAGTGACACGGACTTGGAAAGAGAAAGAGATGGTAGGGTAGCGAAGCCAGACAGCGAACTCCTCAACAGAGGAGCGACCTTTAGCGGCGAGTCGAGTTCCCGTGGATCCTTTTTGATACGTCAGCGTACCCGTATAACCCGTGGCGGTTGTCACAGTCCTCGTACCGCTACCGAACTTCTTTTTAACCGTGGTTGTGGTGTAGCCAGTAGCTACAGCAGGAGTTAAGTTGTTATGGTAAGAATGGCTATTCTTGCATGTATCAAATCCCCATCGGCAGTGGCCTTCGTGGAAGAGTGTTCCATAGGCGGCCTGATTGCCAGAAGGCAAGTAATATGCCCAGCCTTCCATGCCAGCGCATTCCTTTTTGCGACCCTTGTTAGAAGCTCCCATCAGATAGCAACCGTTAATGATTGGGCCAACTTCACCATAATAGGTATTGGTATTATCAATACCACCAGAGCCACCAGAGTAATGCACCATGTTAGAATCGAACGAAGGGATCTGCATCGTGATGGTGACATAGGATCCGACACGCAAAGCCGAGGAAATCGGGCCTTGGTTCCAGTCAAACTCAAAGGCATCGCTTCCATTGAAATGAGCAATGTTCAGAGAGCCATTGGATTGGTTCACCATATAGGTACGTCCAGCCAAGAGTTTGATGAACGTGGAGGATGAGACGCCAGCGGCCTGGAGACGTTCAAGAGCTACTTGCCAGCAAGCATAGGTGTTAGTGTTTTTGACGGGAGAGAAGTCTACCGTAATACGAGTGATACGGTTGGCATTATCAGGCCAGATGAGCGTATTGCCCATGTACAACTTCTTCACAGGAGTTGTACCCATGTAGACAGAGTAGACGTAATTGTCTTTTTGATCTGAATGGGCGGCCTTCATTAGTAGAGGATGTAAAGCGTAGATGCGTCCTTAGTGGCGAGATTGGCGTAAGCTTCTTCCGACATATAGGCGAGCTTAGTGACACCGCCAGCGCATTGGACACGAGTAGCAATGGCAGAGTTTAGTTCCGACTTGGTAGCGTAGTTCTTAGCTTCAAGTCCCGTCTTGGTGACATAGTTGTTTAAGGTGTTGTTGACGGTAGAAAGGACAGCTTGGTCTTGTTCCTTTACGTACGTCTTGTTGGCGTAGTCATAAGAGAGAAGCTCCGTACGTGTAGGGTACTCTGTGAGCTTGGTAGCAACCGTTGCGCCAGTGACTGGATAACCACTACCGATATCACCCGTCTTAACAGTGAGAACGCCACTGCTATCAATTTGCAGATTAAACCCTACTTTGAACGAACCGCCACGAGAAGAGGTTGCGTAGGAATCGTGGAATACAATGTCATCATAGCGAGTGACGTTCAGTTGGTGTCGATCAATATTGAGCGACTTGTCAAACTTGATGTAGAGAGAGTTCCCAATGTTATCTCCATTTGGCCCCAGGTTGTCGTAAATAATGCAACCGTTTTGGGCTAAGTTAACCGTTAACGAGTTCAGTAGATTGCCAGCGTATTGGTTGTATGTGGCGTCACCATTACACTTAGGAATCGTGATGATATACGGAGCGTCGTTAATGGTGATATCGTATGCCGTGCCGAAACAGACCACACCATAGGAACGGTAGCCAGCCATAGGAACGACAAGCGCACCATTGGCTTCAGTGTCCACATAGGCGTATTGGGTAACAGACTTAGAGTTCTTATACTTCGCTGTACCGTAAAGCGAGATGTTGCCAGCCATTGCCATGATCTGGCCGTTTGCATTGCGACCGATACAACCAGCTGAATCGTTATCCAAGACAGTCGACGTAGACGTTTTGACCACGCCATTTTGACTAACAGTCGCACCGAAAGGTTGGATGTGTCCGTTCTCATCCATCCCGATGATGCCAGCCAGCACGCCAGGCTTAGATACCGTGGAAAGCTTCACCATGCCGAAAGTATCATACGTGGCAGGTGCAGTGAGCTGAGAGATGAGGTTTTGAGAATTGCTAGCAATCGTGCCATTCAGATACGACAGATTGGGATGATACTCATCAGGATAGTTAACCGTGGAATCCGACGCAATGGTGGTGACATTGGAGAGATCGTTAAAAGCGAACTGAGAGTAATCGTTGAAGTCGGTATTAACATTAGTCCAGCCAGCGATGCCACCAGGCTGATCAAGCCAGCAATAGACATCGTATTCCACGGGATCCGTGCCAGCCTTGGGGACGTAGTAGATCACACCCTTTTCTTCCTCATCAGGGAGATCATCAAAGGTATCAACCAACTTACGGACAATCTTGTCGCCATCAATACCGTCCTCACCATCCATCCCATTCTTGCCTTCAGCTAGGATGCCAGTGAACACATAGTCGGTACCGCCATCTTGCCAGACGTACCAATAGTTACCGGTATAGGTAACGCCGTCTATTTCTTCATTAACGTAGCGAATGATAGGAGATTTTCCGTTAGCGCCGTCAGCACCATCTTGGCCATCGACGCCATCAATAGGAGTAGCACGGACGCCAGTATCAACAGCATTAGGAGCAAGACCAATCCACCAGTTGCCATTACTTCCAATGAAAGGAGTATCGCCTTGCTCACCTTTTTCACCTTGGTGATCAGCGTCGTAAGCATAGTATTTAGCGAGTTCAGCTTGTTCCTTGGCTTCGTCTACATAGCCTTTGATTTCCTCTGCTGTATCATGAGCTTCTTGAGCCGACTGCTGAGCTTGGGTAGTGAGTTCAGCGGTTTCATTCTTGATATCCAGTATTTCGTTATAAATGGTATCAATGGCTTCAAGTTTCGCAATATCTGCTTCAATGGCTTCGTATTTCTCACGAACTTCCAGCAGGTACTTGCGAGCTTCATCAGCCGCTAGGGACGCAATGGTGCAAGACATCCATTCCAAGCGCAGGTGCTGAGTAGCATTGCCAGGAAGACGGACAGAAAGAGTTCTGGAATAGTACTCCTTAGAAGTTTCTGTTAGGACATCGACTGAAGAGACAACGCCAATGTAACCAGAGACGAGACGGTTTTTATTACCAGATTCAGAGATCGCATAGATTTCATATTTATGGCGACCTTCAGGCAAGCCTTGGCAACCGACAATGAGGATATTGCTTTCGTCAGCGTCATCCGATTTTTCAATGGTTAGATTGATAGGATCATCTTCACCTTCCACATAGACAGCACCTAGGAAAGTGACGCCATCGAGTGAGACAGCCGAGCCATCCACTTGATCAGTGAACGCCCACTTCTGAACCCACGAGACGTTTTCGATAGCTGACCAGTTTTCAGTTACCCCTAAGAAATCTAACATGTCTACACCATAGCACTAAGGAGAGGGAGAAATGTATTCTCACAGTGTTAATTAACACCATGGGAATACTCAGGCGAGGAGGTGAGATGTTATGGTAGCGTGTATGGATAAAGTCACATTCTTCCAACAGACGTTGCAGACGCTTGGGGATCGTGAGTACAAGCGAGACACTCCGACAGGGAAGGTGTGTGATTTGTGGTTTCCGAGTGTGGTGATAGAGACTCTGAACTATGGAGCGTGGAGTTTTGCGAGCAAGACAGTAACGCTACAACCCGATCACAATGGACACTTCCTATTGCCACCCGATTGCTTGCGACCCTTCAAAGTAGGGTTAGAACGCTACCGAATTGATGGACGATGGATCATCGACGAAGGCGACACAGGAGACACAAGCGTGGAGCTTAGATACATCTCCGACGACATTGCTAAAACCGAGTTATTGCCAGAGACAGCACCCTTGTTCATCAGAGGGACAAGTTTGTTGCTAGCAGCCAGAATGTGCGTCAAGGTGACAGGCGATGCCAACATGGCGACGCAATTGGAGCAGATGGCGTATGAGACGCTAGCCGAAGCGTTGCACAAGGATGCGTTGGCACAATACAGCAACGATCAACATCCGTTAAATGACATCTTAAATCTTTCTATCATCAGATAACATGGGGCAGATTGTTGGCAATTTGGCACAAGCAAAGCAGTACAAGGCGCAGGGACGTATCGCCTTGGCAGAGGGACGTGCGAAGAAAGCGCAGGCGTACAAGCAAGCCTACAATACGGAAGAAGAAGCTAGAGCAGATTCCTACATTGCAGGTAAGAACATGATGCGCACCCGAGAGAATCAAACGGGAGCAGTAGCGTCAATTCGCAACCAGCAGGGATCCAGTGGTTTCACGAGAGAAGGAAGCGGACGCCAAGCCGAGATAGCGGTTGCCGAGCAGTTTGAAAAGAGTATCTCCGACATGGCACTGAGCAACGCCATTAGCGACTCAAACAAACGCTATGAAGCCAGCGTGGCACGTTACCAAGGCGACATGTACATGCGACAAGCCGAGCTCACCAATAGCTATTATAACACATTAGCGAAGAACGCCAAGACGTCGGCACTGATTCAAGGGATCTCGAGTGTGGCAGGGAGTGCCATTAGTTATGGCATTGGGCATACGGAAAAAGACATCAATGGGAACGAGTACCAAGTATCAAGCATTACCGATGCCCAGCGAGGATGGAACAGTTTCTATGATCTAAGTGGGTCTGGATTGTCCCTAGTGCCAGGGACGCAGAACACAGCCAACAATAAGGGAGTGGCTTCGAGTGTGTGGGACATGCTGAGCAGTTTATACGACAAGAAATGAAGAACCACACGACAGAAGCGTATGAGTTTTTAGAAGCACGCAAGCCAGGACTTTTCAGAGAGTTGATAGGTGAGTGCGTGGCCAGAGGTGGCGTTTACCATGCGTCGCCAGAGTGTTTCTTGATAGGCATACCCGATCCCGACGATCCCGAGACAGTGATCATCATGTTCCAGTGCAGTGATCTGGAATACATGTGGCGACTTGGTGTGATGTATAGCGACCGCTTCAAGCGAGTGAAGTGGAGACGAGATTTTAAGAACAAATATGCGACACGAACGATGAGCATGGAACGCCTAATGGCGAAGGCAAAGCTAGCGTTGGTGGGCATGAAAGCAGTAGAGAACAATGGCTGAGCTATGGCAACAACCGCTCTATGATGGAGCGAGAGCAAACTTAGGAGCGAACGTATCACCCGTGCCTTCCAATACGGAAGGGATGCAGGTGAACCAGCAAGCAATCAACAAGATAGCTCCGACATTGGATGGCATTGCCGAGGAGTACTTCAAGATCAAGGACTTTGGCGAGCAACAGAAGATGGAGGCTTTCTTGCGAGAGAACCAGATGCGTTTAGACGATGCAATGGAGCAAGCGGCTTCTATTGCACCAGGTGCAGATGGATCCTTATTTGATGCTGACGGTACGTTGCGAACGGACGTTGTGGAAGGAATTGTTGGTGAACACGTGCAGAACGTGTACATGTTGCCACTAAACTTTGCACGAGAAGAACGCCAGATAGAAGCCAACATGACAAGGCAAGCCAATGCCGAGAGCTTGCGACAGAGAGCTATAGGCAAGCTAGCTGTAATGGAGTTGAAACAACAACGTGCGTATTTTGACAACAACCAGCAGATAGCGTTGCAGATGGAAGACTGGGATGGAGCGATTCGTGGCGTGCAAGAAAGCGTGGCACGTGGGATGCTCTCACCATCTGAAGGTGATGCACGGATCAATGACATCTTGAATAAGCGATCCTGGGCAGATGCAACCACCTTACTACAGAATAACCCGTGGCAGTTGCAGGACAATTTGTTCAGAGACACGTATGGCTACACCCTCACCACACAACAGAAGTTGCAGTTGGAGAAGGGATTGCGCAATCAGGTGCAGAAAGCCGAGAACCAGAGAATCAAGACAGCTCTTCAGTATCAGAAGGAAGCCGAGAAACACGGATTCGACCAAGAGAAGATGGCGAAGATGAAGGAGTCTCAGGATCCTCAAAACATCAACGAGGACTTCTTCACAGGACGACAGGTCAGTATCAAGGCGAACGATCTTATTACTCGAGTAAACGCAACTAACTACAAAGCAGTTGAAAGCGACATCAAGGCATACTTTGTGGAGAAAGCGAACAACTTCAATCCGAACACCTCTGAAGACAAAGGCGAGACGTTTGACGATTGGGCAAACAACTACAAAGAAGAAGGACTAGCCTTTGGTCTACCAAGCGAGTGGTTGGACAAGCAAATCGACCAAGCAAGAAAGACAGCCGACAATTTCCAAAAGCGGATCAACTTAGAGGAAATCTTGCCAGCTGATGGTGAAGAGATGTTTAGCCAGAATGTGCTCACAAGCAACCTCTTAAAAAGTGGCGTCTACACAAAGAATCCCGAGGGACTTACGAATATCAAGAAGGCTCTGAATGACGACGAATGGGACAGTAGCGCACGGAAAAATCCTAACTCCCTACGCTATAAATACGAGATGCTTAAGGGGACGGGTATACAAGCGTCTGACGATTGGCTAACAGCGGCTCTTAAGGCAATCAAGTACGAGAGAAACAAAATGACATCAGGCAACAAGAACGAGGTTGTCCGACGATTCAACGCTTGGTTCACAACAGAAGAAGGGAAAAAAGCTTCCACGTTGGAGCAGTGCAATAAGTTGCGAGATTTGACAATAGAAGTCACAGGTGATCCCCACATTTGGGAGAAGACCAAGGGCAAGACAAGTGCCACGCTTAACAAGACTCAAAATGCAGTAGAATCACAACGCAACAAGTACGAATCGTTCCTACAGCAGGAAAAGGAAGGAGCTACCGAGTACACCAAGTACAGGCAAGAGTTACCTTACATGCAGGTAACCTACGACAAAGACGATTCATTGCCAGCAGGCGTGTTGCTTCCGAAGAATTGCAAGGGGATGAAGCTCGACCCGAACAAGAGCTATGTTGAGTTCAAGTACAACGACCGAATAGGGAGATTTCCTATTGTTGGTTATACGGACGACGACACAACCAAGCTCACGTGGCAAGCCGCTAGGGGGCAAACAGATGATCCGAATACGACAACGTATTCAATGAACAAGATTACCATTATTAACGGTAACAAGGAGAGAGACTTAGAAGAATATCAACGAGCCATTATGGGTGGCAGAAAGATTTCAGGAACCATGGGAACACCAGATTTTTCACAGGCAAACTTGGGTGGGTTGGAAGGATTACGAGATGTGTTTATCCGAGCAGGGCAGGAGTATGGAATCGATCCAGCATTGCTAGCTTCCATTAGTGGGCATGAGACGGGATGGGGAACATCTAATGCCTTTAGAAACAAAGGCAATGCCATGGGGATTTCAAACTCGAAAGGCGTGGTAGCCTATAACGATCCAGTAGGATCCGTCATGCATATGGCAAAGGTGATTGCGACAAGTAGTGCCTATAAAGATTTCCGACGTACTGGAGACTTAAAAGATTTAGCAAAAGTATATGCACCTATTGGGGCAGAGAATGATCCACGTGGGTTAAACAAGGATTGGTACTTAGGTGTTAGTAACAACTACAAGAAACTCACTGGAAAGGACTGGGCATGAACGACGACATTTTGACAGTGGGGTCAGACATCCCCGAAGCTACCAATGAACAGATAGCAGAACCACAGCCTGTATCATTGGAAGAAACAACCGTGCCAGAAGTCAACAACCAGTTGGATCTATGTGATGCACTGGAAGCGAGGAACATGTATGCCACGCCATTGTTTGACACGAATATCCGATCCTATGCAGACAAGGCAATTAAAGAATCGACCAGAGATCCCTATATCGACGCCAGCCAACGCAAGCGAGAGAAAGACTTGGAACTCGTTAGTGCTCTCACAGCCAGCAATTTAACTGATGAAGATGAGAAGCTACTAGCAGACACCTATGGTGAAGTTTGGGCTAACGCCTATCGACAAGCTCCGATAGAAGAACGAATGAGGAATGGAGCGTCAAAGGTGGTACAGCTTCTATACGGAAAGGAAGGCGAGAAAGAATACGATGCTTACTTCCGATACAGACGAGAGAATCCAGAAGCCAAGGATCCGAGTCAAATCTTTGCGAGAGGACAACAATTTGCGCAAGCTTACCAGAATTCCAAGACAAGATGGAGTAAAGCGCAAGACATTGCCAATGGACAATTGGGACAACTTATTCAGGATTCCTTGGCTAATGGTACACCCGTTATTGAGAACGTACTGAATTGGAAAGGCGATGCTGATGCCCAGAGTTTGATGTTGGATCAGGTGGCAGAAGGATCACCTTTGCGCAATGAAATGGGCGTTGCCCAGGCTTTCATGAAGAAGGTGGGAGACATTGGCTTAAAGGCATTGATGCCTAGCCAGAGTGGTCTCATTGACGACATGATCAAGCTAAAGAACGAACATCCTAGTGCGTTTTATATGGTGCTAGGGATGTATGCCGACGCCATGCAGGAAAAGAGGAACAATGCTACGCCAGTGTTGGATCCAATGATTGCAGCGTTTACGCAGGGGTTGGACAGTGCATTGGAAACTCTAAAGGGTCCAGCAGACCAGACAACCTCCTTAATGTTCCTAGCCGCAACTGGTAAGCTCCGTTTTAAGGGGACGTCAAACTACAGCAAGGACGATTATCAAAAGGTTGCCGAGTTGAGGTCTATTTTCAAACAAGCTCAGCAATCGCCAGATGGCTCTGGATTTTGGCGCAAGGCGTTTGATACGACGGGTACGTTATTTGCGCAGACAGCAATGTTTTTAGCGACGAAAGGCGCAGGGACATTCTTGTCTATGGCGAACGACAAGTACGAAGAGATGCGAGGGAAGGGGCATGGCGTGGTGGAATCCGTCTTGCGAGGTGCGGGTGCAGGTGGTGTGGAAGTGGCTACCGAATATATGGGTGGTAACTTTGTTCAAGGTTGGGGCAAGCGACTGTTGCTAGCGAATCGATTCACAGCACCGACCACGCAGAAGATGTTGGATTTCATGGCGACAGGCAAGTGGAAGGGAGTGACAGCAGGGTTGTGGAGTCGTCCGATCAGTCGAGCAGGGATTTCCATTTTATCCAATGCTACCGAAGAAATGACCGAAGAGTTCATGGGCTCATTCATGAACTATGGCGTGGACAACGTGATCGCAGGATTGTTTGACAGTGAGGATGGGCAAACGTGGGCAGACACTTGGGATGATGTGATAGGCACTGCCACCAACATGGAATTGTGGGTAGCTAACCTGATGATGGCAGGTGTTGCTTTGCCAGCCAACTGGAAGAACATCAAGAAGCTAGCCCAGAAGCACGGGTTGCAGGTGCAAGCAATCAACGCCATGGACAATGGCAAGGCTGACGAATGGATTTCTGGAACAAACAACAATGTTGAGATTACCGATACCAGTAAGGATACAAAGAAGACAACGGAGGATAAAGATGCTCCGAAGCCTGAAAACCTTCTCGAGCTTGAAGATGCGCCATCAGCTCCTGTGGACGATGCGGAGGGCGAAGATACCACGTCAACGCCTGACAAGTTGGATCTTGCGGAACTTAAGAAGATGGGGCATGAGAAGGCGGCTGATGCACTGAACCGAGCCAAGTTCTACAACATGCTATCGCCAGAAATGTATGAGAAGGCGAAGCTATTGAACTCAAGTATTGTGGAGGGGCAACTGAACTTTGCACTCAGCAATCTGGAAGAAGCCGCTATTGCGAAGTCGATGGATGCCTACCAGATAGGGATCGAAGAAGGCGTCCTACCCGAATTTGAGATCACGGATGATGGCAAAATGATCATCTATTCAGCCGTGGATCAGGAACATCCCGACGCACCACGCGACAAGGTAGAGATGGATGTGGAAAAGGGATTGGCATTGATCAACCAGCAGATGGCGAACTACATGGGGCAGATCGTCATCCAGTTGCAGGAAGAGATGATGCGAAACGAGTTTGTGGATTCTGTGGAGGACAATGCGAAGATCCTATTTGAGCAGATGCCAGACACGGAAACGTACGACACGATCACCAAACGATCCGAGGAATACCGACAATTGGTGGCGGACAAGAAGGTGAAGGCAACGGATACCGTGGAAGGATCCAAGCTTACCTATGGCGACTACATCGCAATGAAGACAGCATTGGATGCACGTATTGCCATGGTTAAGGAGCTAAGTAAAGCCCAGCGAGAAGCGAGAGAGAAGGAAGCCAAGGAGAAGGGGATTGAACTACCAGAAGAAGAGGAAGAAGAAGTTGATCCTAACACCATCTTCAGAACCAATGCCTACCGACAAGGACAAGTCCTCAGCGAAAAGAATACCCGGACAATCATCCGTTATGCGAAAGGCAAAGCCACATCTGTGGAGCTGATGGAAGAAGTGTTTGAAGCCGCTGTGTGGGACATGGCGCAAAGCATGGGAATCAATGAAGGTGAAGTGTGGAACACCTTGGGGCAACATGTTGTAGCGTTGCAGGAAGAACTGGAACGACAAGGCTACCAAAACCCAGAAATTGAAAAGGCAAAGGAAGGCTTAGATACCCACTGGCTCACCAAGCATGAGGACGGGAAATACAACCAAGTGGAAGTTGTGGAAGCCTTGGGCATGTTGGCACGATCCAAAGCTATGGCAAATATCGACCGACTGAACCTACCAAAGTGGCTCAAGGATTTCATGCGATTGATCCAGAGTTGGTTGCAGGATTGCTACCGAATGCTCAAGATTGGGCAAGCTCTGAACCAGTTGGAGAAGATGGCTGACAAAGACCAGACCATCAACAACTTGCTGAATGGTGCCATGGCGAATGTGGAGGGTTGGTACCGTACCGAGGACAAGAGACGAGATGACGTCAACAAAGCCGTCATGAAAGACATGATGGAAGCGTTCATGGCGAGTGGAGCAGGGACTCTTGGGCGGAACCTTCTGGGGACGCAACGGCTAATTTACGAGCTTGGGGAAAACAAGCGCAGGGCAAAGATTAAGGCTTGGGATGAAGAGGATGATAAACGAGCCGAGAAAAGGCAGGAACAAATAAATGCCGAGCAACCAACTGCTAGCAACTATGCTCCCGACAAAGCTGATGCTCACCAAGGGGAAGCGTGGAGTAATGTAGCCGAAGCTAGCCAAGAGCCTAAGACTCTAACACAAGACGTACAAGAAGGACGCCTTCCACAAGACAAGGACTACCAACGAATAGTCTGGGTTCCTGTTAACGCTCTCGAGTTGAGCGAAGATGTGCCACAGTTCAAACGCGGGGAAGACGGCAAGCTTCCTGACAAGAATGGGCTGGTTGCACCGATGGCGACATTTGATACTCGAGTGGCACCACCTATTCACGTATGGCACCGATTGAATGGTGCCTATGAAGTGATAAGTGGACGCCACCGTTTGGAAGCACGAAAGAGGCAAGCTAAGAAGGAAGGCAAGCCAGACATGACGATCATGGCATACGTTTACGAAGAAGCCGATGGCTTTGATGTGGAATATGCCAAGACATTGGACATTGAATTGAACATTGCAGAAGGCACAGCTTCAGACGAAGACATTGTTCGGTACATCTATTCACAGAAGGATAAGGCGACCATGGAAGAGCTGAAGGCGAGAAACCTTGGTCGTGAAGATGGCAAATCTGGGAAGGGGTTGCAAGTAGGGCTTTGCGGTATTGATAACGTGAGACTTGCATTCCTCAACGGGAACATCACGATAGACCAAGCGTACGTTATTAGCCAGGCGTCTGATCCAAAGATTCAGATGACGGGTCTAAGGCAAGCACAGCTGAATAGGACGAATCACAAAGTGCTAGCTGAATTCCTCAATGGTGTAACGAGGATTGCTGAAGAGCACCCAGAACAAATGCAGGAAGGTGGTGATTTGTTTGGGAACGACACTGCTCTGGAGTCGATGGAAAGGCGAGCTGAATTTGCGTTAAATGTCCGCAAGAATCTGAACAATAAGTTGGCACTTGTCCTACAGGTGCAGAAGTTGAATAAGGCTCAAGACAACCAAGAGAAGGCTAATATTTTAAGCCAGTTGGGACTTTCCATTGGTGACAAGGCAGAGATCACCAACATGGAGACGGATATCCGCAAACAGCTTCTTGAGTGGGAAAATTGGTGGAGTAATCCGCAAGCTATCAAACTTGCCGAAGCTTTTGTGGAGAGTGGGCTAACCATACCCGATTGGGAAAAGGCAGACAAGTTATTGAATGGTGGAATCGACAAGGCGAAAGCTGATGTTGAAAATGCCAAGGACAAGACCGAGAAGAAGAATGCACAGAATAGACTTAGTAAGGCAAAGAAAGGTTTGGCTGACATCCAGGAGCGTTCAATGATTGAGCTGACGCCTGATACGTTTAAGACGGAAGAGCTTAAGTCTAATATTGATGCTAGTGGTGATGAGCAAGAAGAAGAGCAAGAAGCACCACAAGAAGAGCAGGATCAGCAGGATCAGCAGGATGAGCTATTGAATGTGGATCCAAGCTATAAGCCTAAGCCAGAAGAAGTGGATACAAGCTACCAAAATAAGGATCAGCTGACGCTTCAAGGTGTTGATGTATCCGATGGCAAGTTGACAGTGGGTGCTAACCAAGTCCCAATTGATGATGGTAAGCAAGTAGAGAAGAAGTCTGCGTCTGATTCTGTAACACTAGAATTGCTCCCTACTGGGGACGATGGTAGGCAGGACGAATTACCTTTTAACAACGACAAGAAGGAAGCCGACAATACCGACAAGACAAACAACTTTGGTGCTAGCATTACCACGAATCCAGAGCTGAAGAGGGCAAAAGGTGACGTTGGGTTGGAGAAGGTACTGAAGACCGAGGATGCCATTTTTAACCACATCGTGGAGAATTGGCACAACATGGGGTTCAGTCTGACGACGTTGCCTGATGGACGTCCAGCCTTAGGACGTGATGGCAACAGCATTTTGTGCGCCCATGCGACCAACTTCTTATTTGCAAGGCCAGACATTGATGCCAACGCTCTAAAGGGAACTGGTGGACAGAACTTTGGACACGGATTGTACACGTCAGAAGGGTGGATGATGCATGATCGCTATTGGCGCGTCATGCAAAAGAAGCGCAAAGTCAGTCGTGTTGACATATTGCAAACTACTGATGGAAGGATAATTCAATTACCTCACGGTGAGGAAGAAGAACGAGAGTTCTTTAAGAAGCTAGGGGTTAATGATATTTCTGGGGTTAACTATAGTCGAATATTGTACCGTGTTATCAAGGGTAGGGGAGAAGTAGAGCTTGGAAAAGCTAAGGCAGTAAAATATGCGTCAGAAGAATTTATCGAAGATTTCAGAAAAGCAATTGCCGACATAAAGACTTTGCCATTGCGAGATGTTATTGAGAAGTATTTTGGGCTCACGTATACGGACGAACAATGGGCAAATTACGAAGACCTAAGCAATTACACTTCCGAGGTAGAAAAAGCTTTTAATCAACTAGATCGTGATAATTTTTCTGATGTGCAACTAAAGCTTGCCAGTATAATACGTGCTCGTTTTGACGAGTATGTAGAGGATATAGGAGAAGAAGCTGATCGTCGGCTCCGCATAGCGGAAGAGGAACACGCTAGGGAAACTAAATATCAAGACAAACGAATCGCTATCTATGAAGCTCTATTGAATGCCAGACTTGAAGGAGCAGAGGAAAAGACTTGTTGGCTTGAATCTCCACGCAACGCCATATCTTACGTTTACCGTCTGAGCATCAATCCTGATAAAGGTGAACTATTCACATGGGACGATCCTATTAAGGGAACAAAAGCGTGGGAAAGATTTGAGTCAACTGCGCCTAAGGGAATGTTAGACTGGGTGGCTGATCCAGACGTTGACCAAGAAGGGATGTCGGGAGGATGCTTCTATAATCTTATTCAGAATTTCTTTGAGGAAGGCAATGAAGTTCCTGGGTTCGTTTCATATCCGAAGGCGGATATGAGTGCTAGCCATTTCTTACGTGATGTGTGTGGTATTAAGGGGTTGCGCCATTTGGATGGACCTTCTGCCAGAGGTGAGCAGGATTTCAAGACGTACAACTACATCACGTTTGACATGCAGGATGTGACGTTGGAGGGGTTCTCTTTGTTTGGGAAGTGGTGTCCGACCAAGATGTATCGTGAGGGTGGCTCTGAGGTGATCGAGATGCTGATTGGTAACCGTATCCGCCGTATCGTGGAGCATGAGCAGAGTGGCGACCCGAAGCAGGTTGCCTGGGCGAAGAGACAACGCCTGAAGTTGGGGTTGTATATGGATCTGGAGGGTGCGGAGAAGAAGTTGACAAAAGGGCTTAAGAATGAGGTTGAGGGCGAAGCCGTCAATTCTGGGTTCTCTGTAACAACGGATAATGGAGTAAAGGATGAGGTAAGTAGGGATAATATATGGAAGGTAGAGGGAGACCCTGAAACTTACGAGTCGTTTGAGAAGAAGTTGCTCAACAAAAGGGGGATTACGTATAGTACGCCAGGGAATCCTAATTTATTTATGCAGATTTCTAGGGAAACTGTTGATAAAATCAAAAGTGGCACAGCCCTAAAAAAGTATGAAAAAGTCCCTAAAGAGGTTCGTCCTAAGTATATAGATGCTCACTTTACGGCAGGTGCAAATATTGGGGAGCTTTGGCAGGTTTCCAAGTATGGAACTGTAGAACCTGATAAATATGGGAATCCGTATGTTGAAGGTGTTCACAAACGTACTGCCTACCTAGAAATGGGTGATGAACTCTTCCTAGTAAAGCTTACTGCCAAGGAGTACAAGAAAAACACTAGCAGTATGGATCACCTGTATGTTCTCGAAATTGAGAGCATTGATAGGGTTAAGGAGTCAAGCCCTGTTGCACAGACAACGGAAGAAACCCACGTCCAGGGCGTAACATTTGGTGGAGCTAGAAGAGGCCAGGAGAATCTCACCGAAGATGCGTCTGTGTGGCCTGGGCTCCAACCCAAATCTGATGTAGCAGGTTCAGGGAACGATGTCAATGGAAATGGAAACAATTGGGGTGCCAGCATTAAAAGTATAGATCCAAAGAAGGCTCGCATGAGTGATGCTAGGCTTGAGAAGCTTGGCAACAAGTATGGCATTCACTTGCTAAGGAGTACTCGAGTTGAGCCGAGGGAAGGTGAGAGTGCCGATGAGAGACGACAAAGGAGTATTGCTGAGAGCGATAAGCGTGAACGTGAGTTGCGCAAGGCGTACGGTTCCGAGGATAAGTTGCCTTTGTTGGAAGAGTGGGTAGAGGAAATGAGACAAAGTGACAACCCTAGAAATAAAATGGGGCTCACGTTGGCTGAAGCTAGCAGGCAATATTGGGCAACTGGTTACAAGGATAAGTTGCGAGACGATAGAGCTAAGTACAAGGAGGCGAAGATTTGCCAAGTAGCAGACGTTGCCGAGGAGTTGGGACTTAGAGCAATGTCGCTAGGTAGCTATAGGGATCATTTAGGAGGAGACGGTTTGAGGAACTATAACGCAAGCCGTATCTCTGATAGTGTTTATATTCCGTTCCGGAACACGAAGGGGAATACACCTAATGTTGAGTTTGTTGGGAATAGGGGTTACTACGAAATCCGTTTGAGCGACCATTATTATGAGTCGGCTGATAAGCCTGATGAAATCTCTCTTCGTTATGACATGACGAGAGAGGAGATTAAGAAGGAAATTGCAAAGAGGATTCCAGAGATTGAGGAGTTCTGGAGTAGGGAGGATGCACCTAAAGAACTCCGTGAGATAGAGAGCAATCTCATGGAGCAGTACAATAAGCGACTGAAAGAACTTGATGGCTACAACTCTGGCTTCAGCCTGGTGGGTAAGAAGGCGAGGGGGTTTGCGACGTTGAAGAAGACGACGGGGTCGTTCGTGATGGACGATAAGACGGAGCGTGCGGAGATTCATGATGGGGATGCGGTGTTTAATGTGAAGGCGGTTCGTGAGTCGATGTTGGAGGCGGTGACGTTGATGAAGCGTGGTAAGTTGGATGCTAAGGGGTTGTATAATCCGAAGCGTTTTGAGCTTAAGGATATCTTGGATTATCCTGAGTTGGAGGAGCAGTACCCTGGTGTGTTTACTAACTTCCCGATTAGGTTTACGGAGTATGCGGATCCTAGTTGCCGTGTGTTCCTTGGGAGTGGTAGAGGAGCCGCTCGTGCTATCTATTTCAACGTGTTTGGGTTTAACAAGGCGGAAGCTAGGAATCCAGAGGATGCTCGGCTGATGCGTGAGCAGTTGATGAATTGCATTCAGCAGTTGATCAACAAGCATGAGGGATGGGTGCCACGTCAGCCAGTTCGTCCACCGAATGAAAGGGATGATGATGGGAAGGATACTCACAAGATGGATCCTGTGAAGGAGGTGAAGTATAAGATGGAACTTGAGGTGTGGTTGCAACAGATGCACTGGTTGGATCGGATGAACCGTGCTGTGCAGAAGCGGTCTAAGTACACGAAGGAGGAGAGAAGTGCGTATAATTTCTTGGATACGATGCAGAAGCAGAGGTTGCAGAAGGATCCAGCTCGTAAGAACTATGCGCAGGTGGCTCGCAACAACTTGCAGGAGGTAGCGGATAACTTGCTTAACATGAGCAATGTGGATGCTCACATGAAGTTTGTGTCTAGCATTGTGGGATCTCTGAAAAAGGCAAGCGAACGTTTGAAGCGGTTTGAGGATGGAAGGCGTGGTCGTGTGCCAGACAGTGATCCTGAAGGGCAGAAGCAGGAGATGTTGCAGGATGTGTTACATGCGATCACGTTGTGCCAGGTGGCAGTGAGTTACATGCCGAAGGGTAGTCGTATTGGTGTGAAGCCGTATCTGGACTGGATGGAAGTGTTCTCTGAAGTGATGGCTAGGGGTGATACCTTCTTGGATAATAGCCGAGAAGCAGTGAACGCCTTCTGGGCTAACATGATGGAGATGCACCTGAATAAGACGGGCAAGCGGTTTGCACTTAGTCTAGGGATTCCCGTGGATCCGAAGGGTGGCAATGTGTTGGATCAGATCAGGATGTGGGATGATCACGATGAGCGTGTGGAGATGGTGCGAGATATGATCAGTGCCTATGCCGAGCACCGAATGGACAGATTGTTTGATCGCTTGCTGACACGAATTAACGTGCAGCTGGAAGGCTATTGCAAGGGACTGATGGAAGCACGCATTGAGCGTATCTTTGCAGGTCTTGAGCCGAAGACGAAGGCAGGCGAGAAGACGAAGAAAGGCGTGGTTTCTTACGAAGCGTTTGAGCGTTTCAAGAAGATCAAGGAACTGATGCTGAAGGGCAAAGCCGAGTACGAGAAGGAGTTTGAAGACGCCATCAAGGAGTACGAAAGACTCAGTGCAGATCCCGACAGTGATCCCGAAGAGGTGAGCAAGGCTCTGAAGACCTATATGGACTTGAAAGTGTTTGGTCACCTTTCAGGGAAGGATCTAAACGAAACGCAAGTGGCATTCATCCAATTGCAACGCTTGGTACGTGGTGAGAAGGAAGCGTGGAAAGCCTACAATGACGAGTACATTGAGGAGATGCGAGACCTTGCCGACGACTACAAAGCGTCAGTTGCCAATCGATTTGGCAAAGATGGCGTGGTGACGAAAGAACAGTTCCGCAAAGCCGACACGCCAGCGACCACTCTCACCGGCAAGATTGCCGACAGTGTTGAAGTTGTGGAAAGTTTGCCACAAATGTTGCAGGTATTTAAGGCAAGCAAGAGCAAAGCCTTGCGACGTTTTGCCGAGGACATCTCACGTAAGCTAGCTACAGCAGGTGCCGAAATTGGTGTGGCAAACAAGCGTATCAACAAGTTTGTGACAGCAGCCTGGTGTGAATGCTTTGGATTGGATCCTAACAAGAAAGGGATGCAGTCTGAAGTGGACAAGCAGATCACCGAGTTCAAGTTCATTAAGCCAGTTACTGCTAAGGAAGTTCAGTACGACGAGGACGGTAAAGTTGTTGTTGATGCTACAGGCAAGCCAGTGCTAGCTGACAAGCCAGTTAAGGCAAGACCTATGGTGAAGACCACGGGCAAAGCACAAGTGGAAGTGTTGACGCCATTGAGTCTATTGGTGAACGCAGGTGATTCCAGTGGGCTAGCTAAGTTGCGAAGTGAAACTATCGTTCAACTTAACAAACTTACAGCACAACGTGCTAAGGAAGATGCGGATCCGACTACAGCTACACCTAAGTTAGATGCTCAGATTAAGAAGTTGGACGGAATACTTGAGACAATTGACAAGTACACAAGCTCTCAAGTTGTCACCAATGCCGACGGAACTAAGAGCGAGCAGTTCACGGTACGTCCCGAATACACGGAAGAACTTAACGGACTGTTGGAAGCGTTGGATGAATACGAAGACGCCAGAACGCCAGAATACGACGACGAAGGACGGATCATTGCCAAGCCAAGCGTGCGTGCAAGAGAGTTCCTAGAGTACACCTTCATGAAGGATGAAGGCGAAGGAGAAGCTCTGGAGATGAGCAAGGACGTTGCCTTGTACCTTATCCTTTTAAGCGAGCAGACAGACTACCAACTGATGCTAGCCAGACAAGGATTCAGCGAGCCAGTGATTACCAAGCTCAGAGAGTTTGTTGGACCCGAAGGAATTGCTTTTGGCTACAGGATGAGAGAGTACTTGCAAGCGCAGGGACGACGCATTAGCGACGTCTTCCAAGAAGAGATGGGTGTACCCTTCCCGATGGTCGAGAACTACTTCCCAGGACGATTCAGCGTTAAACCAGGCGACCAAGGCGAGATGATGAGTCTCGATGATTCCATGGGTGGCAACATTACAGCCGACGGTTTCTTGAAGAAACGTGTGGCGCCCGAACGCAACAAAGCAAACATCAGTTTGAATGTTGGAGCTTGCTCAGTTTGGCGAGACAACTTATCGATGACGGAACACTGGTTGCAGACTCACGAATTGGTGAAAGACTTGCGTACCTTCCTCAGACAAGACCGAATCCAAGACTACATGAAAGTGGAGTTTGGTGGTAACTATGTGAACTTGTTCAAGCAATGGGTTTCATCATTGGAAAACATGGGCAGATTGGATGGCAACTCAAAGAGCCAGATCGACATCACCACATCCGAGGTCTATCGCTATGGAGCATTGAGTGTCCTCTACTTGAAGATCGAATCCATTCTCCGTCAGCTATCAGGGATCCTGAATATGTGGGCAGGCAACCAAGACTTGCAATGGCACGAATGGATCAAAGGCATGTACCACACGAAGAACGGTGGCGAAGGTATGACGGTAGCCGACATGCTTAAGAGCGACTACATCAAGTCACGTATCGACACAACGGATGATATTCACGGTGCCTATCTGATGCGCATGATGCAGAACGGACATTTTGACAAGTTCCTCAGACAGACTCAGCAAGGGATGGTGCCAATGGGAGCAGTGGATGCCTTCATCAATGCCGTGCCAGCAACCATCTTGTACAATGCCTATTACGCCAGAGCCAAGAAGCAAGGGAACTCAGCCGAGACTTGCGAGAAGCTAGCGTGGGAAGAAGTCTACCAAGCGTTTGATGCAGGTGCTCAGCCGATGCACCCATGGCAGAAGAGCCACTATGGGAACATGTCAAACTCGACAGTGGTTGGGCGTGCCTTCACCTTCATGTTGTCTGAACAGTTGGGCAAGGTGGGCTTGGTAGAATCCCTCATCAGAAGCAAGCAGTATGGCAAGGCGAGTATGGTGTGGCTCAGCTTTGGTGTTCTGAACTCACTCATTGGTGCATTGATCGACTACATGAAAGACGACCCAGATGATTGGGATGAAAGAAAGTTAAGTGGTTATGCGTACTCTGCTTTGTTTGGTATGTTAGGTGGCATTCCTATTCTCTCTGAAGGGTTTGAAGAAATGCTCAGAAGCATGGGTGCCGATGTGTACTTGGGTTCCTCAGCGCGTGGCGTGATCGACATGCGAGGGTTCACCCGAAGCGTGAAGAAGGTAGCCAAGATGGCAGATGATCCTACTGATCATTCCTTGTCCGAATGGACGAAGGAGATTGGCAAGCTAGGCAGAATTGGTGGTGTGGCAGGTGCAATGACAGGCAAGACAGCAGGCAGTGCCTTGCTCTGGTTCACATCACTAATGAATCCATTGCAAACGACAAGCCAAGTAGCCGAGCGAATAGCCGATGATTAAACACTGTGAGATAGCTATTTAACACCTTGGGAATAGATAACAGAGTAAAACTATATTAAGGGTAGTCATATGGAACTTACACAAGACATTGTGGAAATGTTTCGCGTGAAGCGTGAAACGAAGTGGCAGACTCAAATTCAGCAGGACACCGAATTGGTGAAGCCATATGTCAGCATCCGTGCTAATTGCTCAGGCAAGCAGATTGAAATCCCAGGCTATGGGAAGACGGAAATGCGAGAATACGAAGGACGATTCAAGAAAGTTGAATGGACGGACTTCCAGTTTGGCAAGCGTACCATGCGCAAGCGCAAGTTCTACAGCGCCACGCCATTGGAAGAAGACGACAAGATGGACTTGGATACATTGGACTTCAGCGCATCAAACGTGATGAGTGAACAACGCAAGGCACTTGCACGTATGAACGACGAAGTTATCCTTGGTGTTATGAAGGATCCTGATACAGGCTTGTACCGAGTCCGTACCCAGGATGATGGCGTATGCGGTGGCATCCTTGGCCCGAACTATGTTGGCGAAGATGGTGCTACCATTGAAACTTTGGATACGGATCCCGACTCTTTCAACGTGATCCCTGTTGACTACTGTGCCAAGGGTACAAAGACAGCCGCAGGTATGTTGTTAGACAAGATTGCCTTGCTCCGTACCCGTTATCTTCAGAAAGACATGTTTAAGGCAGGACGTGGCGAAGAGATCGTAGTCGCCATTACGCCAGCCCAACACATGGACTTGCTGTTACTTGAACAAACGCAGAACAAGAACTATGGCTTCAGCTCCCTTGTGAATGGTGAAGTCAATGCCTTCCTTGGTGTGAAGTTCTTGATCACCAATATGTTGCCACTTGACG